ATTAGTGCTGTTAGTTCTACAACACTTACTGTAGATGGTAATTCAGATGTTAATGGTTCTGGTTCTACTTACGTAGCCTACTGCTTCGCAGAAAAAACTGGTTATAGCAAGTTTGGTTCTTATGTTGGCAATGGGTCAAGTGATGGTAGCTTTTGTTATTTAGGATTTAAACCTGCGGTTTTACTTTTAAAGCAATCTTCTGGCACAAGTGCTTCAACAGAATATTGGACTATCTGGGATAACAAAAGAGATATTGATAATCCTGTTGGAAAAAGACTTTATCCTAATTTAAGTAATGCAGAATCAACTGGTACAGATTTAGACATTTTATCTAATGGTTTTAAAATAAGAAGTTCAGGTGGAAATCAAAATACTTCTGGTGGAACATACATCTATATGGCTATTGCAGAAGCGCCCCTAGTTGGAACTAACAACGTACCATGTACAGCGAGATAGGAGAAAATAAATAATTATGACAAAAGCAAGAGATTTAGCAAATATAATATCAGGTGGTTTTACTGAAAGCGATATACCAAATTTATCAGCTTCTAAAATTACATCAGGTACTTTTGCAGATGCTAGAATTTCAGAAAGTTCAGTTACAGCACACGCATCAGATTATATTGCTTGGCAATCAGTAGTTACTGCTTCAACATTAACAGCAGTAGCAGGTAGAGGTTATCCAATTAATACAACATCAAATGCTTGTACTGTTACATTACCAGCTTCAGCTTCAGTAGGAGATACAATTAAATTTGTTGATTATGCTAGAAACTGGGGAACTAATGCAGTAACAATAAATCAAAACAGTTTAAAATTTCAAGGCTACACATCTCCAAATCCAATTTATAATACAAATGGACAAGCAGTAACAATTACTTATGTAGATGTTACTCAAGGTTGGATACCAACAGTTGATGATGATACAACTATGGAAACTCCACAAACCTATTCAGCAGATTTTTTAGTTATCGCTGGTGGTGGTGCTGGAGGTTCTGGAGCACATGGAGGAGCTGGAGGAGCTGGAGGATTTAGAACAGCTAGTTCAGTAAGTTTGCTTGAAGGAAGTACATATACAGTTACAGTTGGAGCTGGAGGAACTGGAGTAGTAAATCAAGGAGGTTCTACTCAAAGCGGTTCAGACAGTTCTATTTCTGGAAGTGGTATTACAACAATAACTTCTGCTGGAGGAGGTGGAGGTTCTTATGGTCATAATACTGTTGCTGATACAGGAGGTTCTGGTGGCGGAGGTGCTGGACAATCAAACAGTACACAGTATGGTGCTGATGGTAACACTCCAAGTACATCTCCAAGTCAAGGTAATGATGGAGGAGATGGATACCCAATAAGTAGCGGTCAAGGAAATTATGGAACTGGTGGCGGTGGCGGAGCTGGTGGTGCTGGAACAGCTGGTACAGCTTCGGCTAGTGGTGTAGGTGGTGCTGGTGCATCATCTTCAATTACTGGTTCAGCAGTAACTTATGCTGGTGGTGGCGGTGGTTCATCATATTCAGATGGTGGTGCCGCAGATGGTGCTGGCGGTTCTGGCGGTGGCGGTCAAGGTGGCGGTTCTGGAAGAACGCCTGAAGCTGGAACAGTAAATACAGGTTCTGGAGGTGGAGGAGCTTCTGGAGGTAGTGCAAAAGCTGGTGGTAATGGCGGAACTGGAGTTGTTATTATAAGTGTATTAACTGCAAAATATTCTGGAACAACAAGTGGTTCTCCAACAGTTACAACATCTGGCTCAAATACAATAATAAAATTTACAGGTAGTGGGAGTTATACAGCATAATGGCACATTTCGCAAAAATAGGATTAAACAATAAAGTAATTGAAGTTCAATCAATAACTAATGAAATTTTACATGACAGTAATGGAGTTGAACAAGAAGTTAATGGTGTTGATTTTTTAACTAAATTAACTGGTTGGTCAATTTGGAAACAAACATCTTACAATAATAATATTAGAAAAAACTTTGCTGGAAAAGGTTATACTTATGACGAAGATAGAGATGCTTTTATTCCACCTAAACCTTATAATAGTTGGACATTAAACGAAGATACTTGTCTTTGGGAAGCACCAGTTTCTTATCCAACAGATAATAGAATTTATAATTGGAATGAAGAAACAACTTCATGGGATTTAGTTGAAGACTAATGGCTAGAAAAAAGACAACTCTAAAAGAGTATAGCGAAGTCGCTACTGGAGTTAGACTTTCTTCACATGAGAAACTTTGTGCTGAACGAATGAATAACATTCTAAAAAGCATAGAAGAAATGAAAAAAGAAATTAAATCATTAAGACAAGATGTTTCTATGGGTAAGGGTGGACTTAAAGTTATCCTAACTATAGGAACAATAGTTGTTGGAATACTAGGTTATTTTAACTTTAAATAATTACAAATACATCATTAAATGAAATTTATACTAGCGTTTAGTATTTGCTCTGCAATTACTGGATTTTGCAATAACACTGCAACTGTACCAAAAGAATATAACAGTTGGACTGAATGTGTAAATGGTGGTGCAAAAATAATAACTACATTTACAGAAAGATACGAAACAAAAATGAACGAAAAAAAATTATACGTTTCATATTTTTGTAACGAAATTAAAAAGGAGACAACATGATAATATATGGTTACACACCAAAAACTTGGTTAAACAAATTTAAAATCTACTGGCAAAATACAGATAAAAAACTTTTTGTATTATTTGTAATTTGGTCAGCAATACTGTGGGCTATGTAAGATGTGGTTTGCATTATTAAAAAATCCTCTTACTAAAATTATAGCAGAGAAAACATTTGGTGCTATTCAGCATAAATTACAAAAAGATAAAATTGTAAGAGAAAAAGAACTAGATGCGGCATCACAAATATCTATAGAACAGATTAAACAACAAGAACATTCGTGGAAAGACGAATGGTTATGTTTATTTTTCACAATTTTAATGGGTCTCCATTTTGTTCCATACTTCCAAGACACAATGGAACGTGGGTGGCAAATACTAGGAAATGCTGACCCTATGTTCTGGTACATTATTTTAACAATCGTGGGTGCATCATTTGGTGTAACTACAATGAATAAACTTAAAAAGAAATAATGGATAAGTTTGTCTATTCACTACTTGGTTGGATAGATGAACGTATGAATTTTTTAAATAAGATTGTAGATGATGTCTACACTTTTGACTTTCCTAATTGCAAACCTAAAAAACATGCGAGACACAAAAAAGCTAACAGAGTTCACAAGAAATAAAGAACATAAAGATAAAGAAATGTCTCTGTTTAAAAATCTTAAAAAAGAAGTCGAGACAAATGCAAACGGAACTAGAGAATATGTAATTAAAAAAGGGATTAACAAAGGAAAGATTGCTAAATGAAAAAGAACCAATGGGTATTACCACTATTAGGTACTATTCTACTAGGTTTATCTTCGTATGTCTTAATGACAATCGTAGAACTTCAAGTTCATTTAGGAATGTTAACAGAAGAAATTATGTCAATAGATAAACAGATTGGCAGAATTTACAATCACATGGATAGGCTAACAAGTAAGTAGTTATGGCTAGAAAATTTAAAGATTTTGTTGTTAGAGAGAAACCAAAGAAAAGAGTACGAACACATAAGAAAAGGTTAAACAAAGATGAAAAACGAGACCATAAAAAATACAACCGACAAGGAAGACCCCAATAAAATAGAAACAGTCTTAAAAGAGTTACCACAACTATTGGTAAACCATGCTTATAAGAAATTAAAATCTGGGGAAGATTTAACAGCTTCAGAAATGAAAGTATGTTTAGAAGTTTGTAAAACATACAGTAAAGAACCTTTATCTAAAAAAGAAGATAACATTTTAGACGAAGTACCATTTGATGATGGATAAACGATTAAAGAATTTTAAAAATTTTTTGTATTTGTGTTGGAAGCACTTAAACCTGCCTAATCCTACACCCATACAATTCGATATTGCAGATTACTTACAGTCAGACGAAAAGAGACTTGTAATAGAAGCATTTAGAGGAGTAGGTAAGTCTTGGATTACCTCTGCTTTTGTCTGTCATCAATTACTTCTTAATCCACAAAAAAATATTTTAGTAGTATCTGCTAGTAAAACTAGAGCAGATGACTTCAGTACCTTTACACAAAGGTTAATTGGAGAGATGCCACTATTACAACACTTGATACCTAGAGATAATCAAAGACATTCTAAAGTATCATTTGATGTAGCACCTGCTACAGCCAGTCATGCACCATCAGTTAAATCTATGGGTATTACAGGGCAGTTAACAGGTAGTAGAGCAGACATTATCATTGCTGATGACGTTGAGAGTGCTAATAACTCCCAAACGCAGTTAATGAGAGATAGATTAGGTGAGACTGTAAAAGAATTTGATGCAATCATTAAACCTAACACAGGAAGAATTATATTTTTAGGAACTCCTCAAAATGAGATGTCATTATACAACTCATTAGAAGAGAGAGGATTTAAGACAAAGATATGGACTGCACTTGTACCTAATCCTACACAAAAGATTAGTTATGGTCACAAACTTGCAGACATTATACAAGGTAAAGAAGGTGAACCCACAGACCCCAAAAGGTTTGATGCGGTAGACCTTATGGAAAGACTATCTTCGTATGGTCGTTCTGGTTTTAACTTACAATTTATGTTGGACACGTCATTGTCTGATGCAAATAGATACCCTCTAAAGTTAAACGATTTGATTGTAGCTTCAGGTTGCTCTACATGGAAAGATGCACCTGCAAAGATACAGTGGGCTTCATCACCAGAACAAATGAAAGCTATAGACCCTGACATTCCCAATGTGGGTCTTAAAGGTGATTATTTCGTAGCTCCTATGATGATGAGTGAAGAATTTACAGCGTTTGAAGGCACAGTAATGTCTATTGACCCTAGTGGTCGTGGAGAAGACAAAACAGCGTATGCGGTGCTTAAAATGCTTCATGGAGTGCTTTATCTGACCGCTATAGGTTCATTAGATGGTGGTTATTCAGAAACTACTATGGCAAGACTGTCTAACATTGCGAAAAAACATGATGTGAACTATGTGGTCATTGAGAGTAACTTTGGTGATGGTATGGCAACCCAGTTGTTAAAACCTGTCATGGCAAAGATACACCCATGTGAGATAGAAGAAGTTAGACATAACACACAAAAAGAAAAGCGTATTATAGATACACTAGAGCCTTTGATGAATAGTCATAGGTTAGTTGTAGATGACTTACTAATACACGAAGATTTTAAGAATGAACCAGACCATCAGTTGTTTAGACAAATGACAAGACTAACTAGAGACAAAGGTTCATTAAGACATGATGATGCTATTGATGCTTTAGCTATGGCGGCGAAGTATTGGGTAGACAGAATGGATAGAGACCAGACATTATCTTATAATCAACACAAAGAAGAATTGTTAGACCAAGAATTAGAAAGATTTATGGAAAACAATATTGGAAGGACACAGACAAAAGACAGATGGATATAAACCAGACAAAAGAAGCCGTTAAAAAAGAAGAAGGCTATAGATTAGAAACATATCATTGTACAGAAGGACATCTTACAGGTGGCTATGGTCACAAGATGTTAGAAGGAGAGACCGCTCCTACAGACCACGCAGGTTGGCTAGTATTATTTGAGAGAGACTTTGCTAGAGCTGTAACTGGTGCTGATGATTTACTGATGTTATGTCCTGATATTAACGACAGTGCAAGGAACATTGTGGTTGAGATGGTGTACCAAATGGGTGCTTATGGGGTCTCCAAGTTTAAGGGTATGCTTAAAGCATTACAAGATGGGGACTACAAACAAGCTAGTGTGGAGATGCTAGATAGCAGATGGGCTAAACAAACGCCTAATCGTGCTAATCGAATGGCAGAACGCATGGC